TGTCAGAGCTGTAGAGATGTGGAAGACAGGAGACAATGCCGGAGCGACAAAGCTTCTTACAAGGACTATAACAGTATTCGGATTTTCTGCTGCACTCACTGCCGCCGCTGCCGCACTGCCGGATGTTCTCAGAGGAAAAGATCCTGGTGCAGATGATGATGACGATGAAGAGAGAACAATATTTGAAAGATGGTGGGCAAATACGCTTGCTAACTTCAAAGACAATATCAATCTTCTGAACAACATCTACTATGTGAAGGATGTAAAGTCTATTCTTGAAGGATGGGAGATAAACAATCTTGGACTCCAGGGATGGAAATACATAGGCACAGCGATTCAGCAGCTTAGTGGCTCCAAGTACGCAAGGAGCAAAGATCCGTGGTGGAAGAATCTCTTCTACGGACTTGGGTATCTTACCGGAGTGCCTGCCAAAACTATCATGACTGACTTCGGTGCGATGTTCAACAAAGCCAAAGAGATAACCGGAATAGAGACTCCGCTGCTCGATTCATATATCGCATCCATCAGCGACATATCGTTCAAGAAAGATGACTCAAACGAAGGCGCAAGCGTAAGTGACCTTCTTAAAGGAAGCACTGCGGAAGCCTCTGATGAATCAGAAGAGACAACAGTAGATGTTCCTACAAGAGACAGTCTGCCTGACAACCTTACGGATGAAGAGAAGGATGATATCATAAAGGCAGCAGAGAGAAGAGCAAAGAAAGCATCGTCTTCAGAAGAGCAGGAGAAGCGTGACTACGATAAGATGATGTACGATGCTCTGAAAGCTGCATCCGGATATGAAGGTGAGAAGTACAATAAGAAGATATGGGAAAGTGTTTCGGAAGGTTATACTGAAAGGCTTGCTCATGGCGATTACTTCTACATCGACCAGATGAGGAAAGTAGTAGAGGATGCAGGCGGTGATGTCGAATACTTCGATCAGAGAGTCTTTGAAAAGACAAAGTCTGAGTTCAAGAAAAAGATGGTTTCCGATCTGTCTCCGGAAGACTCATGGAACATGGAGAAGCAGAAGCACTATCTCACAACACATGGCATGACAGATGAACAACTCAGTGCTGAGATCGTGTACAAGTCTGACATGGCGAAGGACTTGAAGGTGGCATTTCGAATCAATGATGAGGAAGCAATCAAGGAAACATCTAATGCACTCGCTCTGGCAGGAATCACAAGAGCAGACTATGAGAAGCTCTACAAGAACCGGAACCGGATAGATCTGACCAAGTACGATGGAAAGTATAAGGACAGACTGAAATCGACAGGAAACTTTATCTGGCCTACAGATGGAGTAATCACATCACACTTCGGATACAGAAATGCTCCGACAGCAGGCGCATCGAGTAACCATCCGGCCATCGATATAGGTGCGCCAATGGGAACAGAAGTAGTTGCTGCTGATGGCGGTGTAGTCATCTATGCCGGTACAAATGGTGGATACGGAAACAGCGTAGGCATCAAGCATGACAATGGCATGGTGACATACTATAACCATCTGTCAGCCTGGAACGTAAATGTAGGTGACTCTGTAGCACAAGGACAGGCTATCGCCAACGTAGGAAGCACAGGAGTATCCACAGGACCGCATCTTGACTTCAAGATCCTCGATGCAAATGGTGAGCCGGTAGATCCTGAGCTGTATCTTGGAAACAAAAGAAGTTAGGGGAGAAAGGTTAGAGTAGGGGATATATACTTAAGACACTTGAAGATAGTCACTTCATGTATAGACTCCTTATATAACAAATCTACATCTACCGAGAAAGACCGCAGGTTTGGGGAATTGCCTGCGGTCTTTCTATTTGTTATATAAGATTGAAGTATATGCCTATTGTTATGTAAAGGATAAAGATAACAGCTTTTATTCCAGGCTTAAATTGCCATTCCAAGTGGAAGAATTGCTCAACGTACAAAACAATAGCAAGCACGAATATTCCTATAGTATAAACTGTTCCTATCATATTCATCACCTCACTGACATTATACATTAAAGATAAATGTTTAAAAAGAATTTAAAAATTCCTATTGCAAGGCGATAAGGGGAGTAGTAATATACTTATAGGTAAGTACGGATGCTTCGGCATCCTTATGTTTAGAAATCCGACTATTCCTAAAATTATGATTTTCTTAATACTTATTAAGGAGTAGGGGAGAGGACATAATGTACTTACCAACAGGTAGGTACATTTTTTATTTTAAGGAGAATCCCCATGAAAACAACCAAGATAACCCAGGCGAGGTTTATCAACGGCTCAGACGGACACGATACGCAGGAGGAATTCAACCAGGCAATGAGAGAGCTTGCGTTCCTGAATCCGAGGTTTGAGCGTGATGGTAACTCGTTCTGGATTTTTTATTCCGAGATCCTTGAAGAACCTGAGTCGCTTGCGGAGAAGCATGAGATGGAAGGCGAGAAGGCACACTGCTCTGACTGCCCATTTTTCGCAAGGCCGATGAGCAGATTCGGAGTGATTGACGGAAGAGCGAAGCATGGCACATGCGGCAAGCATGGAACAAGGCAGCACATCGACAGCACAGCATGTGATGACTACTACAAATTAGCGACAGCGGAAAGGAGAAGATTTAAGTGAAGAACAAGAGGATACGCAAGGCCATGACCGATGCAGAGATCTCTCAGGCAGAGCTGGCAGAAATTCTGAACAAAAGCACTGCCGAGATGTCGATAGCACTCAACAAGTATGAGCTTGCTGTGAGAGAGCAGAACGAGATCGTGGCCAGGATCAGAGAGTGGGATGCACAGAGAAGGAGAGCAAGGCCATGACACAGTATCAGATAACGCACATGGAGAACCTGATGGTGATGGATTCCTATTGGGATGACGGAAACTATTGGGATGATGACGAAGAAGATCCGTGAGGAAAGGAGACACAATGGGCAAGCACGATATCAAGACAGAATTCAAATGGGAACCGATGCCGGATGAATTCTACAAGGCAAGGATCGAGACTCTTGAGAGAGAGGGAAGAGACAAGGACAAAGAGATCGAGGCTCTTGAGCATGACATCGATATGCTGAAGGGAGTCATCGGAGAACTTAAGACCGACATGGGCGATCTCATTCTTGAGAATCAGAGCCTGAGAGATGCGGTAGTAAGAGCAGCACTGAGAGAGGTGGAAGCATGAGCAGACTGAACACACTTGCTAAAAAGATACAGCAGGTCCTTGAAGAGTATCCGGCCACAAGAGGCGATGACAGGCTCCTGATAACCACACTGTATATCAGATGCTACGGAGTCAGACCGAATGCCGGATTCGGAGAGGTAATGAAGGACTACACGCTGCCGCCTTTTGAGAGCATCAGAAGAGCGAGGCAGAAGATTCAGGAGACTCACGAAGAGCTGAGAGCAGACTACGATGTAGAGCAGATCCGCTTCAATCTTCAGGAAGAGTACATCGAATTCGCAAGGGAAGGAGTATAGACATGAAAATCTTAATCGATGACTTTATTCAGGAGTTCGTCAGTTTCGTCAAGGATGATCCGATGGAAGCTATAGGGGGATTAATTGCATGGGGCAGCCTTCCATTCCTGCTCTTTATGCTGAGTGTAATAGGAGCGTAGATATGGCAAGAAAGATAGTTAATACAAAAAAGATTTCTCACGAAGAATGGTTAGAACTTCGTAAGAAATCTATCGGTGGAAGCGATGCAGGAACCTGCGTCAACATGAATTCCTATTCATCGCTGATCACATTATACGCAGATAAGAAAGGCCTGTCAAAAGAGAAGGATACTTCCGAGGCCATGAGACTTGGTACAGATCTTGAAGCATACGTGGCTGAGAGATTCTGTGAGAAGGAAGGCAAGAAGGTCATTAACGATACGTTCATGTATATGGATGACGAGTATGACTTCATCACTGCAAATGTAGACAGGAAGGTAGTAGGCGAGAAGGCCGGACTTGAGTGCAAGACTATGGGCAGCTTCAATGGATACAACCTTGAGGCCGGAGAGATCCCATCACACTACTTCTGTCAGTGTCAGCACTACATGATGGTCATGGGATATGAGCGCATGTATCTGGCCATTCTCGTCCTTCAGAGAGGACTTTATGTCATTGAGATAGAAAGAGATGATGACTTCATAAAACAGCTCCGAGAGGCAGAAATCGACTTCTGGACGAACTATGTAGAGCCAGGTAAGATACCGGCTCCGGACGGATCTGAGGCATCACTTGAAACACTGAAGCAGCTATATCCTCAGAGCGAATCAAATACGGAAGTAATGGTTCCAGGACTCGACAGGTTAGTCAGAGACTACAAGGCATTCAAATCTATGGCTGACGAGTATAAAGAGAAGGCCGAGAAATGCAAGGCGATCATCTGCTCAAAGCTTGGTGATGCAGAGATTGGTATTGGTAATGAATTCGGATGCTCATGGAAGACTCAGAGCAAAACTACCGGATACGATATGAAGCGGCTGCAGGAAGACTATCCTGCAATCAATATCGACAGGTACAAGAACGTAAGTGAGTACAGAGTATTCCGCACAAAGACATTGAAAAAGAAGTAAAGGAGTATAGACATGGCAGCATCAGCAGTAAAGGTAGGAGAAAAGGTTAATGTTCCTGCAAAGCAGGAAGCTCCGCAGATGACAATGAAGGACTGGATCAACAAGTCACAGTACGCTATTTCCAAAGCACTTCCGAGTGCTATCACACCTGAGAGATTCACACGCATGGCTACCACAGCGGTCACTATGAATCCGGATCTTGGAGCCTGCACACCATCATCGTTCATAGGAGCGATGCTTCAGGCTGCAGCTCTTGGCCTTGAGCCTAACACTCCGCTTGGCCAGGCATATCTTATTCCATACAACAGAAAGGATAAGCGCACAGGTAAATTTTTCAAGGAAGCTCAGTTTCAGATCGGATACAGAGGAATGATAGAGCTTGCTCACAGGTCCGGAGAGTTCATGAGCATCGAGGCTCACATCGTATATGAGAATGATGAATTCGACTATGAGCTTGGCCTTGAGCCAAAGCTGAAGCACAAGCCTGCGATGCATGACAAGGGCGAGATGCAGTGGGTATATGCGGTGTACAAACTGAAGTCCGGTGGTTATGGCTTTGAAGTAATGAGCAAAGAGGATATCGATGCTCACAGAGATAAGTACAGCAAGGCTGCAAGCTTCTCTCCGTGGACTACTAATTATGAGTCGATGGCCAAGAAGACAGCTATAAAGCAGGCACTCAAGTATGCGCCTCTCAAATCAGAATTCGTGAAGGCCATGAACAAAGAAGAGGTCACACTGAACTTCAAGGAAGAGCTGGCGAAGGAAAAGGATGCTGTGATGGATGACTTTGTGATTCCGGATGATGAGTCAAGGAATGCGGATACAGTCATCGATGTTGAACCGGAAGTAGTGGAGAGTAAGTAGGAGATAGTCATGGCAGGATGGTTCAAGATCCAGAGAGACATCGAGAATCATTGGATATGGAAATCGAGTGAGCCTTTTGATAAGCGCAGCGCATGGATCGACCTTATCATGCTTGCCAATTACGCAGATCGTAAGACTACGGACGGAGAGTCTGTAGTCTTACGCAAGCGTGGGGATGTGAACTATTCGATGCTGTTCCTGGCGAAGAGATGGAAGTGGGATAGACGAAAAGTGCGTAGATTCCTGATGGCACTTGAGAGTGACGGAATGGTGTCGCTACATGGTACACAACATGGTACAACCATAACCATTGAAAATTACGCAAAACATCAAGATGTCGGTACAACCGATGGTACAGACGATGTACAACCGATGGTACAACACATGGTACAACCGATGTACACAGAAGAAGAAAGAAAAGAAATAAAAGAAATAAAGAATCATAGTAGTAGAAGAAGGACACAGGACATGTCCTATGAGGAAAAAATGCAATGGCTTGCTAATGCAAGGAAGAAGTTTTATCAGGAGTAAGTATGATTCATCAATTAGATTTTAATGGCAATGACAAAGTGGATAAGGCGATCATGAGACTTCAAGCCTATGAGCCAAAGGAAGGATATTATCTCTGCTTCTCCGGTGGTAAAGATTCCTGCGTCATAAAGGCACTCGCAGATATGGCAGGCGTTAAATATGATGCACACTATTCTGTCAGTAGCGTAGATCCACCTGAACTTATCAGATTCATAAA